AAAAACAAAAATGCAATAGATGCTACTGAAAATAGTGCTACATTCTTTGTTAAAATCTCTGTGACATTTTTGGTTCGTACTGAACCCGCTTCTAGGGCAGTAAATCCTGCCGCCATCCACATAACCATTGCACCTGATATTAGAAAAAATATCGTGTTTATTGCATAATTTGTTTCGATCATAATTTATCCTTTTTCATTTTATATCTAATAGTATCACACTTATATGTATTTGTCAATATGCATTTTATGGTTGTGACTTCTCTATCTCTTTCAACCAAGATGAACTACCTATCTGTGTATGCTCAAGTGCTGGTTGAAAGTTGTTTTCAGTGTTATTCATGTTCTTATTACCTTCATATGCAAGAACCCATACACAGGGCATGTCATGTATTACTTCGCATCCACCGTCCTCTCTAACACCCCCACAAGGGCCGTTGCGTATATCCTTGGGACAGTTCATAGGGCAAGACATACCAGTAGAGGAAAGTATGCAGTTACCGCACATCTTACAGTCAAAGAGGGCTTCCTTGACAACTTTCTCTATTGGTGTGATTGGAATGTATCGTACTACGAAGCGAACCTTACGTAGAGTGGCGATGAAGAAGTTGTAGAACGCATACAGATACTTTGCGTTTCTTACTGCCCAGATGCGCTTACGATATTTACGTGCGAATTGCATCCTTTACTTATGGTTTTACGTACTCTTGTAGTTCCTCGTATCCACCTATGTGGCGACCTGTGGATGATACGTATATCTGTGGAACTGTCTTGAGTCCTGTCTTTTCTTTGAAGTCTTTCTTCTTTTTCGGTGTATCCAATATGATATTGAGATACTCTATATTATAGTTATGCAATAGCTTCTTTGCTGATGTGCAAAAAGCGCAGTTCTCAGCAGTGTACATTGTAAGCATATTAGTGCAGAATCCTTTTTTCTGTTTGTGAAAATTGTTGATTATCTATCTGCTTTCTTACTTGTGGAATTGATTCTGATACAACTTGTAGAAGAGTTTCCATGTCTTCATCACTCAAGCAACTTAGATACATCTGTAAGGTGGCTTTCATCATGACTCCACCCATCATGATAGGGTCTTGATATTCCTTATGCTTAGATGTAAGGAAATCAGCACACTCATCAGAGAAACGATTTATATAGTATTTTTGATCTTCATCAACCATTATTGTCTCATCATCTTATAGTCTATCTTTTTGTTATACTCTTTTTTATTTCCACAGTGAGGACACCACATGACCTTTGGTTGCCATCCATCCTTTTCCATTGCGATACTCCACCACAGCTTACACTCCCCGCAAGTGTAGTGATATAGGTATTCCATACTGGTCATACATTTTCTCCTTGATTAAGAATGTCTCCGTTATGACAAATAGCAGTGTGCGCTTCATACTGCATCTTAATTAGTGGTAAAATCTTCTCACATTCAGTAACATCTTGTACATCATATATTTCTTTTACATCTAGCGTTATGTCATATCCATGAAGCCATAGTGTTATTAGAACTGTTATCATACTTTCCATCCCTCACCAAAGTCTGTTTTATCAAATACTGCACTCGTAAACGTGTCCTCTGTTTCCTTTGATTGTCCACTATCCACGATGTTCTGTTCAGTCATCTTAACGTCAAAGAGTCTCATCTTTGCACGATCAATTCCAATGACAAACCTCTTATTCACTGTTGGGTCATTGTATCTGTTCTTTAGTTGCTTGACTGCGATCTGGTTAAGTTCATCAAGTTCCTCGTTACTAATGAGTGCAAACATGAAGTCAGCAGTTGCAGGCAAACCAAAACTTTCAGACGTATCTTCAAGACCAATATCCGTAGATACGAAACCCGATCTAGTGGTTTGTGTTGCCGACATAATTGGTAGATTTGTCTCAACTGCCAATCCTCTAAGCTCCTCTGCAATTGACTTAATGTACATATAAGAATTGACATTGGTTGCTCCTTTAAATCTACTACTTCCACATATATTCAGATAATCAATGAAGATAATGTCTGGTTTAAAGCTCTTCTTGATTGCAAGTTCCTTGATCAATCCTCTAAAGTGTGCAGAGTTTGCGGAAGCAGTCGGATACTCTTTCACAATCAGCTTCCCACTAGTACCCTTAACAATCTTTTCTATCTTACTCTCGAACATCTGCTTGGGAAGGTCATGCAAATCTTCCATACTGATGTTCATTAGGTTGGCATCAATGCGCTCTGCGATGCGTTCTTCCGCCATCTCTAGTGTAATGTATAGAACATTCTTACCTTGAGACATACAGTTTGCAGCCACATGGCACATAAACAAACTCTTTCCGACACCTGTACCAGCGAGTGCAATATTTAGTGTTTTGGGTGGAAGTCCACCCTTAGTGATCTTGTTAAAGAAGTCTAGATCAAAAGGAATCTTCTCTTCTATTGTATGATAATATTCAAATCTGGATTCTGCGTCCAACAAATAATCGTGACCAATGTTATTGTCAAAACCAACAGCAAGGGCATCAGTGAGTATGCCTGGAATTGCCCCTGCATCTTTGTCCTTATCTTTTCCATCAATAATTCCAATACCTTCGACAATTGCATTGTATACTGCCTTGTCCTTACAGAACTTTTCAGTGGTATCTACGAGCCAATCAAAGTCTACGTCTGTAGACTTCAATGTCTTGATAACCTCTACAACCTTGTCATATTCCGTATCGTTTAAATCTCTTCTACCTTGAACCTCAATCTCTAGCGATGTTTGTGTTGGTATCTTATTGTATTTGTCAACAAACTTAGTAATCTCTTCAAATATGGTACGCTCTGTCTTGTCAGAGAAATAGTCCTTCTTGATAAAGGGTAGCACCTTACGTGCATACTGCTCGTTTGTAACAAGTTGTGTAAGTGCTGTTCGTTCAATCGTTTGCATTTATTGTCCTATATAACAGTATTTCTCTTGCTTTCTTTGCGTCAAACCCTTTGTCAGTTTTCTTACGTCTTCCTGCTGTGTAGAATATGTCAAAGTTTACACTGTTCAGTGTATGATTTTGTTGTGCAAACCAATCCTCATCATCCCTATTGGACATCATAACAGAAGATTGTGAATCACAAAACTCTATCAAATCAGTCAGCTGATTGTCTGTGAAACCATTACCATAGTTTGCAAATGACTCACGATATGGTGGATCAAAGAAAAAGAATGTATCATCAGGACAACTCTTTACAGCTTCTTTCCAATCACCACAACGAATATCTGTCTTTTGTAGTGCGTTATGCCACCATTGTACAACATCACGATCATATACCTTATCCTTTTGATTTAAGAGTCCTGATGGTGTACCGTATCGTCCATTGGTATTTTTATTAATCTGGAATATACCATTGAACCCTGTCTTCATTAAAAAGTATAGAGTTGCAGCCTCTTCAGCATCTGAACTATAGTTCTCATATTCCCATGCGTGTTCATTTCGTACTTCATAGTAATACAGCTTACGATCTTCCTTTGACTTTGGAATATAGATTGCTTCTAGTGTGTTCAGACGAATAAGAAAAGATTCTAGATTAGTTTTGATTGAGGTATAGATTTTTATAATGTCTGGATTAATGTCATTGATACAAGCATAATCTGGTGAATATGTGTTCATAACATATATGTACATTGCACCAGCACCAAGGAATGGTTCGCAGTACGACTTGACAGATGACGGCATCAGAGACTTATAATGCTTGAGCATCTTGTTCTTACCACCAGCCCACATGAATAGAGGTTTAGTCATTTATATTCTCACATTTACATAGCCATCAGAGATTGCTTGGGTATCCTTCCCACGCTTGAACTTAGGATCGAATTTTAAGTCAAGACCATCAATATCTTCTACATCAGCAATGTTAACCAAGGTCATTTTTACATCATTAATATAGAAAATATTTTTCCAACCGTCTGTCAGTTGATAGTTTTTAAGAGCAAACTTACCAACCGCATTGTTAAACATTGTTGGGTTAGTATAACAGGTTGCAACCTCTTTTGCAAGTTCCGTGGTATCGCAACCCACATAAAGTTCTTTGAAGTAATCAGCATATACTTTAGGGTCAGTGACAGTTGAGACATGATTATCAAAAAGTTTTTTTAGCTTCATACCCGGCACTGTTCCCTTGAAATATTTTTCATTCAACTTGTCCACTAAACCCTGATCAGTAAGTCCTTTTTTAACAGGTTTCACCGAAGCACCGTCCTTCTTAATCTCTACCTTGGCACCGTTTGCAAATTTACCATCACTTTCAACACTAAAATAATACTTATTGATTATCAACGGAAGCACCAACTCACCAATACCAATACCTTTACCGTTGTTGCCTAACAACTGTTTAAAAAACTTTGGAAAGATGGCATCATTTAACAATATATCAGGGGTCAAATCCTCAAACGTAGTACGAAAGTTTTTATTAAAGATGTCACTGTTAACTAAGTTAGCATCATCTTCAAGCAGGGACAGTGTTTGCTCTGCGCTTCCTAGGATACCAGACTTCGTAGCATAGTAACAAAGATATGCTTTGAAGTCATCACAAAAACGATCAGCGGCGACATGGCCAGAAATACCTCTTTTTGCAAGTAGCTTGTCTGCCCGAGCATCAATATTTTTGAAACCACCTTTGGAGTTCTTATCACGTTGTGTCATAATATATTCCTTTTCTGTTTTCTGATTATTACTAACTATACCACACCCAAATACATTTGTCAATAACTAATTTAATCATTATAT